CCCATTTCGGGGTCACATCGACTTTCACGAGAGGAGTTCCAGATGGTATTGCGCATACGAGGGTCAAGAGATTTCTCTATGGTAACACTGTTGGGGGTAAAATCACCTCCCAGTACAAGTTACCCTACCGGTTATATGTCCGGTTGGCCTCACTTGGACCCTGCCTTACAGTTTCTGTTTCCGGCAGTCTTTGATGAGGAACAACTTCCCATCTTAGAGTCGATCGGGTATCCGACTTCGGACGCTTCGATCGAGATCCAGGTAACGGGTGATGAACCCGTTAATGAGCAATATTCTGTTCATTGGGACAAGTGGCGAATGGGATCCGGGTCAAACCCGATATTCCCTGGTCATACGCTACCAAGCGTAAGAGCCGAACGCCCCGTCCTCCACTCAAGTTGGTACGGCCAAGCCGTTTCTACAGCGGAGGTCACTGATCCTTTATACAAGGAAGTGATCGAAACGATTGATAGATGGGGAATACCCCGTCCACCTCGGTATGTGGCGCATCGAACTCAAGATGCGATCACATATTCTAGTGGCATTTGGTCTCTTCCGGTCCCTGATAATGGAAATTATCTGGGTTTTCCGTTTGAGCTCCATGCCTTATTCGACAAAGTAGAAGGACACGAGATGTTCATTCGTGATTCCTACCCGGGTTTACCTCGGGCTACTGTCGGAACTTGGTCATTCGCTCATGGAAGAACACCATACTTTGGTGAGTTCCACGGCGAGTTCCGCTCATACGTCTTTTCCGAGAATCCTAGTCCGTCTAACAAACGGTATTGGGCGCTTCCTTTCACCATTCAATTGGAGATCGATAAGCACACAATATCCTACCCTGGTTTATTTCCAGGGCCTGGAACTTACGACTTTGCGCGCGTTACATTCGCAAAGTTGTCATATTCATTCGGAACGCCGCACAATGTGGGTAGCCCGTATAGCGTTGGTACCGTCTTCGATTTCTTCGAGGATAATCCATCGTTTGATGTCATATGGGAAACACCCTCCGTTGCCGCTACGCGGCCACTTGAGCCAGGTGCTCTTATCGAGCGCGTCGACGATGGATTCAATAGTGTCTATCGCATGGCGCACATAGGCGGCCAGCTTCATAAACTGGTGAATGATGTCAATAATGACACTCCAAACGTCTACCCTGGGTTGTTCTATTCGGCAGCTGACGCTATTAATAAACACATTAGCGTCCTACAGGCTAATAACCTGGAGAATCTTTCACAACTTTCCGGTATGGGTGATCTTATACCCAATGCCGCTAAGTTCGTCAAGCTCATTTCCGAAGTAAAGAACGGAAAATGGGCTCAGGCGGGAATGACTCTCCTTGATGCCTGGTCTGAAGCTCAACTTCAATGGTCGTTCGGTGCTAAACCGACGCTCGCTGATGTTACCGAGCTGCAGAGACGGATGGAAGGACTGAAAGCCGCACTCGACCTTCAAGGTCTGTGGGGCCAACGTGATCTCCGAGGATCATTTTCAATTCTGATTCCCGGTGGTCGATATGGCAGGGACCAAGTGTTAATCCAGTATCAGTCGAAGTGTATTGTTACCTTCGACTACTCTGGGCTTCTCGCGACATTAATCCGCGGGAATGCTATTGGTCTATTACCGAAGCTTTCCAACCTTTGGGACATGGTCCCATTCTCTTTCTTGCTCGACTGGTTCTTCAACATCGGAGAACGACTGGGTGATGTGGATTCACAGATGTTTATGCTGTGTCTCCCGGTGCATTACTGCACTCACTCAGTTACAATCACGTCTGTTTTGTCAGAGAGTGAACTTGACAATTTAGGCCTGTCTACAGTCGGTATAGATACTACGGTGCCCGGGTTACGCTATTACCAACGCGTGACCTCAAGGTATCTCCCTCGTTTGAGGGATAGCGCGATTGATTTCCGCGCCCCAGCCGAGCTAAACGTGCTCAATGCTGGCGCCTTAGCTCTATGTTTAATGAAGTAATGTGATAAGTCCCCCGGTTTCCCGGTGCACACATAACACCTCTCGAAAGGAGAGATATCGTGGCTGAAACAAAATCACTACTCAACCTTGCGCCTTTGGCTGTGGGGTACGTCGCTGCTTATGGATTACCGAATTCTTCGGTTGTCGGCTTTGTTCAAGTCGACTTGGACGAGGATGACCTTAAGGTCTACTCTGCCCCGAATACTTCTAAGTATATCCTCCGCGCCGGCGATCCCCGCTATCCAGTCCGCGTTTATGTTACATCGCAGCTGGTCACGCCTAAGGACGGTCCTGCAAAAGGGATTGTCATGCGCAAATCGTCCATGCGTGTTTGGTGTTTTATCAAACACGTTGAGACTGACACCATTCCTGACACCACGCTGGGAATTTACCCGGCGACGGCAGTCATTGCGTGGGACATGCCTCATGTCGTGAACGACGATGCTGAGTTCACTCGGCGCATCCTGGATCTCGCGTATTTCATGACGCACGGACAGGAACTTTCTGCGGTAGCGGCGGAAGCCACTATTCCGATTGAAGGTCCCTTGTTCGATCTGGCATTTGGTAGTTCTGAAATCCAAGTGCTGGAGTAACGGGCTGTGTCGGATCCACGTTGTATTAGCGTGAGATCCTCGACAGGTGTCTACCTCCTCCAGGTAGACATCGATTTCCTTGCTGCCAAGTACGGGGAGAACGCGTCGCATATCTGCGATGCCGTACTTTCCTATCTGGCGCTCCTCGATGATTGTCCTTCCATTGAAGGGCAAGGCCGAAAACCCATTCGTATATTTCGACACTTTAAACAGTGCCTCGAGAACGATTTCAAGGGTACAGTCTTGCTCTATTCCAGTCTCTTCGACAAAATCGTCAGTACGACGACACTGTTTGGGAGTGGCTCCATAACTGGAGACTTTATATCCGAGATGATTGATACTCCATTGTTTCGTGAGTATCATACTTGGTATAAAACTGGGAACCCGCACCTGCTGGCTTATTTAGCAACTTTCTTGCTTTATTGCAAGAAAATAGCCTACAAGGACGAGTCGTTCAACCAAATCGCCTTTCGCGGCTGGTTGGAAAATGAGGACAAACTGGCTTCTCTGGTACTTCCTGATCTTAAAGGACTCAGGACAGTGATGTCTTATCTGACCAGAAACTTCAGCCCTGATAATCCTTATGGAAAATTTGGGCCTCGTAATGTGTCAGAACGATATGTTGGGGCAATTGGGAAGTCTACCTCCTTCTCTCTAAAGCCGCGACAAGTCAGGGCTTTTCTCCAGCCTAATATCTTTACAGGTTGGAAAGAGCGTGTTCCTGCCCTAGGAACACCATCAAAGAGGTTGGACCACGGTTTAAAGTCCGTTAAATCCACATATTCGCGCATCTGTTTCGTTGCGAAGGATCTAAAGACTAGTCGGTCGATCTGTATTGAACCAAATTCTGATATGTTCTTTCAGCAAATGGTTCTCAGGGATTTCCTCAATCTCTTTCACGAGGATCTCCTCCAATTTATTGATCTTAGTGATCAATCTAGAAACCAGAAAGCCTCCCTTTACGGGTCGCTCCATGGCGAATTGGATACGCTCGACTTAAGTAGTGCATCAGATTTGCTGAGTTATGATCTCATAAAAAAGATCATGCCTCGCCACGTTTTGTATTGGCTCATTGCCACACGATCCTTTCGCGTTAAAACGAAGGATGGTGCACTACACACCTTACATAAGTTTGCACCTATGGGGTCTGCACTTTGTTTTCCTGTGCAGTGCCTCGTTTTCTTTGGTGTGATTGTGTACTGTAGTACCGTGTACAACAAGGGTGGGGAACTATGGGAATGTGACATCAGTGAGCGTGACGTTGTAGAAACGTTGCGTAGGTTTAATCCAGTGATGGATCGGACTCTCTCGCAAAATCTTCACAGTCCTATGGTTTACGGCGACGACCTGGTTACGGATTATAGAATCTCACCCATGGTCATCCAAGTATTGGAGTCGTTAGGCTTTAAGGTTAACACCTCAAAGTCGTACTTCTCAAGTTGTGCCTTCCGTGAAAGTTGCGGGAGGTTCTACTGGAACGGCTACGATATTACTCCACTCCGATATATGATAAAACCGGAGTGGGGCGTGTCGGATATCTCTAGATATGCGTCATATGTGGAGCACATTAATTCTGCGCTAGACTACGGACTTTTCCAACTCCGCAGTCACCACATTAAGCGAATCAGGCAAATTATGCCGAAATTCCCCTTATACTTTTCATCGTATGAGGATGAAACTTTAGCGGTAAAAACGCTAGGGTTTGCTTATAACCCGCATTTACGTACAAGGAACCTACATACTGATAAGTATGCCTTGTGCCGTACTGAGATCCGCCGCGTCACCAGCGCACCGAAAGATAAGAACATCAGCTTTGCAGCTGCGTTCGATCTCTACCGGTACGCACGGTGGTGGGACGCCGCCACGCAGCGGGACGAGGAAAACGATGAAAATTCGTTTGTCTCGCAGCGTGACCTTCGTGATTCGAGGGCCGTGTGGAGATGGACTCCCATACGGCGTTGATCACTGTGTTGAGAGGGCATAACGTGAC